TGGTACTCCATACCCATATCCTTAAAACCCATAAAGGCTGGGTACTGTAACTCTGGAAGACTGATTAACCCAGGCACCTTAAGCAAAGTGTTATATAAGCGATCAGTATGATTACTGCGGATAATATGACACTCTCGGCTGTACTCACTGAGATCCCACAGTATCGACTTAGTAAGTTCCCGATCATCGTGAATGGTTTGCCGATAAGCCAAAGGTGTGCCCTCAGCCCACTTGCTAATTGTATTAAAATCAATTTCATCCCCGACCACCAATACTGAATCAAACTTCTCCCGCCTTGCCAATTTAATAACATTTTTTACAGCTGCCTCGTGATGGAAGGGCACCTGCAGATCTGATATAACTAAATACCTAATCTTCATCCTCATCGAAATCGTCAAGTGGATTCTTAATAGGATCTTTTGTATCTACGATCCAGTCTGGATAACTTGACCTATCCATCGCAAAGGCTAGAGCTGTGCCCTCATCCATTCCAGATTTACGGCACGCCATATAAACCTCATTAGCTGCTATAGCCCAAAAATCCAGCTTAGTAAGTACAGGCTCTCTAGTAGTCCTGCGTTTACGTACTGGCTTCTTCTTTGGTTTGCGTTTAGTAGCCATAATTAAATTATGACTTACTGATTAAAATAAAGAGATCATCGACACGCTTCTCTAGCCGTGTTAATTGATCCTTCATACTAGAGCCACCATTCGGGCGTAACTCATTAAGCCAGCCTTTAACTAAAAAACGTAATCCTATTAGACCGCCTGATAGCACGGCCATAACGCCAGCGCCAAAGCCAGCCCATTCGGTAGGACTCATTTTTCATTAGCACCGATGCCATAGGCAATATCGGATTTATCTAAAGCCCTAGCTGCTGGCCCTGCAAGTGCTGCAATTACTACAGACAACGCTGGGTCTAAACCTAATTCATTACTTGCTAAGAATGTTAAAAATGAAACCAATACGCCACGTGCGTATGATTTTAGTACAGCCTTTTGCTTTTTGCTTATTTTCATATTTTGCCTCCTAGTAATGGGATCTCAAATGGTTTTCCATCAAGATCGCCTAGTTTTGTAAAGCTACAGTGCAAATGTTTTATGTGCGGATTTATGCCGTTGTATTTTCTCCAACGCCAATTTAGTATCTTGCTGGCGATCTTTCCATTATGGATGACGTAAGATATACGTTTATCGGTTTTCGCAGCGATTCGGATCTGGTCAGCCAGATCAGCACTGACCCCATCGGATGCACAAAGGCGAGCATCAATATCAACTGCTCTGACCCACCCAAGTTTGTCTGGATTATGATCCGATTTTCTGGCGGCGTGACGGCTATCGCCCACCCACCCATCACTGGCAGTACGCCTATCTGGAAACCAGGTATCAACTTGATCTCTTAACTGCACACCAGCTGCACATAGTTTAGGTTGCATTAGCTAAGAAGAAGTTTTGCTTCATCCTCAGTAATACCTAAGCGATTAAGTAATGCAGATTTTGCTGTTGCCTGTGCAGAATCTTGCGCAGATTTCCAAGCGTCATATTTAGCAAAACCATCTGTAAACTCTTTTTTAGTTATTGCAGCATTTCCATCTGCCCAGATAATAGAATCGTAATCATCTCCATAAATTGTGTATTCAACATTAGGGCAGAGCATTAATAAAACTTCGTTTCCTTTAGCCATTATGCACCAATTTCCATAAGCGTTAGCATTGATATAGATGATGAGCCATTAAATAATACTTGATTTCCTTGCTCGGCTCTAAATTGAACTTTGTAAGTAGTTGATGAAGTAGTTGCTGGGCTGTCTAAATAAGCAGTTGAGGCTGTGCCAACATTTACAACGGAAGCGGAACTGTATCCAGCATTGGTTGTCCATTGTAAAATACTTGATCCACCTCTTAATAAATCCAAAGTGCAACCAGCATTAACAGCATTCCCACTGATACCTGAACAATGAGCAAATACTAAAACTGTACTTGATGCAGAACTTGGCGTAATTGCTAAAGATAAATTGGAATCTATAAAACTTGTTGAGGTAGTTGCAACCTGTGTACCATAAGTAGTTGATACAACCTGCAACACTTTGCCACCACCACCAGCAGGAGTTGCCCAAGATGGCACACCACCAGCAACAGTTAATACTTGACCTGTAGTACCAATTCCAAGTCTGGCTGGTGTTGATCCGCTTGAAGAATAAATCGTATCGCCAGTAGTTGTCATTGGGTTAGTCATACCTGTTGTATCCAAGTTCGCCCAAGCGCTACCTGTGTAATAAGTGGTTACGTTTGTATCTTTAAGATATGCAAAGTTACCCTCTTGCGGTGATGTTACAGCTGCATCTCTAGCTGCTGCGCTGGCAAACACCCAAACACCCTGCATTAAGTAGCCATCGACATCGGCGGCAGTTAATACCTCGCCTGTAGTAAAATCCTTAAACCCTAAACCTGCTGCCATCTCTACTCCTTAGTAACTTAGGACATTATAGTCTAAAGTGCCATAAATGCTATTATTTAGGATAAATGCATCTATAACGGGCTCTAGTGTCGTGAACGTGGTTTTCCAACTATTCGGGGTAATTGCCATCCGTACCCCAAAAATCTGTAAAGTCTTTTCTAAAAGCGATCCGCCAGGCTGGGTAGTCTTAACTGTAATCGGATCAAAAAAATCTAAATCTAAAGCTGCCAATATACCTGAGTTGTAATTATCGGTGTATAGATCTAGGACTATGGCATCTACTCGTATAGAAGTTTCTTGCCTACTAGCCACATAAGCCTGGGCATAATCTAGGGCTACTGCATCTGACTGCATTAACAGATTATCTAAAAAATAACTATGCAAAAAGTACTTATCTATGCTGGCTTGGTTTAGGGCTACCTGTGGCGATCCACCAGCTCTAGTGATAGTGGCTTTATTAAATACCAATACATCGTTTAATATCCAGGTAGCATCAAAGTAATCTATGCCTGTGCCATTATCTGCAAAGACTGTAGGTGTGCCACCAATAGATCCAGCAGTTACGCCTCTATCTTGAAATACAAAGTTATTATCGGCACTCACATAGATAGCCCCATACTCGGACTCCGTTGCAATTTGTAGAGCTTGTAATGCTGTGCGGTTAGTGCCTGGGTCTGCTTGTAATGTGGTAAGACCTGCATCTATATCACGCTGTGATACTGGCCAGTCAATTTCATCTAGTATTTGATTTATACGAGTACCTGATAGATCACCAGCCGTTGCGCCAGTTACTGTGCTTATCTGTGCTAATTGGGCTAATCTAAAAGCATCTACAGCTTGAATAGTAGTCATGGCTAAATCTGCTTCTGATTCATCTGGATAGGTTGTAACGTAACTTGTAATATATCCTGCAAATATAGGATAAGTAGTAGAACCATAGGTAGCAGTAATCTGCACCTTCTTCATAGGTGTTAAAAGCCCTGCGTAGGGCCCTGATATGTTCTGTGGGTTAAAATCGCCATTTTGATCTACTATGCGTAATGTAAGTGAACCTGTTTGAAATTGATCGCTAAGAGCGGTACGGCCTCGGTTAGTTTCAATTCTATTTACTTGATTAGATACGTCTACAATTACAGCTGCTGAATCTCCCAATATATTTGTGCCTAGTATTCCAGATCCTAAGATCATTGTTTGGGCAAAACTAGGGCCAGTGCTAAAATTAATTACAGCATTTATTACAGGTATTGTCATTAGAACCCTTGTCCAGCAGGTACTGTGCTGTATCCATTTCTAGTGGCTACTTGGATACTTTCTGCAATAGCCTGGCTTAACTTATCGCCAGCCCCCGATACATCTACAGTTACTCTCATTTCTTGTGCTGATCCACCACGGCTAATACCTGGTGTAAATCCTAATGCTAGGCCTAATGCTCTGGATTCATTACTATAACCAAACTCTGGATTGTTTATAGCTACATCTGCAAGGCTACCCATACGGCCACCACCAGCTGTAGCTGTGATAGTTCCACCTGGGCCTACCTGTGATGGGCTTACACCAAAAGAAATAATAAGATCTTTTACTGCTTTACTTAATAAATCAAACGCAGTTACTAAACTATCAGTAGCTTTATTTACTGCTTCTGCCAATTTTTTTAATGCTTCTGCCGCTTCCATTTCAGCTAATAACTTTTTAGCCAAGGCTTCATTATTATCTAATATGGCTAATTGCGCTCTTAAGCGTAATTTAGTTTCATCATCGGTTGCAGCATTAAGCGCCTGGGTAATTCCAATACGCTCTAAATCAAACTTCTTTTCTAGTTCTTTAACATTTTTATTTTCTATACCATTCTTAATACCCAATAAGCGTAACTCTTCTGCCCTAGCCTTGGCTAATGCATCTGCAACTCTTTTTTCTTGTTTAAGTTGTTGAACATATATTCTACTAGCACTGCGTTGCTCACTAACTGGTAATTCTCTAGGCCGTGCACCGCTTTTAGATAATGCATCAAACGCTAATTTTCCTACTCGACCACCTGGCTGTAATGATAATAATAAATTAGCTAAACCGCCCGATTTACTTACTACGGCTAAATCTTCTACTCTTTTAATTAATTTAGCCATACCATAAATGGCATCACCTATTGCAGTACCAAAATCTTCCATGGAGCCTGTAGCGCTTTGAATACTTGTATCTCTGCTTAATAAAGTTAAAGCATCTAATATGCCTTTACCAATTTCTTCTTTAACATTTTCGGATGCAACTTGCAATAAATCCATTTTGCCGGCATAAGTCTCTAACCTAGCGGCTGCCTGACCTGAGAACTTCTGATTAAGTTTGGCCATGATTGCATCCATGTCGCCAGTTTTTAATAACGCTTTATCTAAGCCGGCACCTAACCTACTTAATCCCTGTGTATTACCTGCATATGCCCTGGATAATGCTTGAGTTACCTGTGATAATGATTTACCTGTACCAGCTGCAACGTTTAATGCTGTGTTTAATGCGT